CCATACAACACAGTACCTTGTCCAGGGAATGTTGCAACAGGGTTTACACCTTGTACATACAATGCATCACGGTAAGTCTTGTTAGGATTCCATGCCAATCTTACTACGTTCTTCAGATTACCACGGTTGAAACCTGCAGGTGACCACCATGCATCACGTATCTGGTCTGTGTATACACATAAACCAGCAATATCACCGTTTAGTGGTACCCAACGATACGTGTTATTATACTTGTCAAACATATACTTCCAACCAGAGTCAACAACAGCATATGATGTTGAACGGTTCAAGGTATTGATGTAACTTGTAATGTTTGTAGTTTCGTTACCAGCTTGATTAATAACATCAGTAGAACGTGGTGACAAGAAAGCCACACAGTCTTTACGTGAGTTAGCAATGTTGTCAATAACGTTTTGTTGAACTGTTACAGATGAACCACCAGTTAATACCAATGAAATATCTACTTCATCAGCATTTGTAAATTGACCGTATGCGGTAACAATATCACCATCTTGTACAGTTTGTGTAGTACCACCTCCCAATGGGTATGTATTTCCATAAGATGTTGGAATTGTTGCGAAGGTTTGATTGGAAAGACTTGTACCCCATGTTGCAGATGTATTTGCGTATGATGGTGGGTCGAAAGCGTATATGTACTTAGAGTTATTGAAAATAACTTGTTTGTAATAGTTTGAGTTTCCTAATGAATCTACCGCATCTATACCTTTTGACAGGAATGGATAAACTTCTAGTACGGTATTCTTTACACCACCACTAAACAAACCGCCAGTATCGATAACGATAACGTGCATTTCATCATACGCACCACCTGCAGCTGCAGCTTGTACAGATGTATTAGGACCTCCAGCAAATTGTGAAGCATATGCCCAACCTGTAAAGTTGTTTGAATAAGCACCACCGTTTGCAGTATTTGCAACACCAGCATCTAAAATAGAAACTGTTAATGAATTACCCATAACGCCTGGATAACGAGCCATAAATGGACCGTTTAAACCACCGTTATTTTGTCCCAAGTAACTTGCTTGGAAAACATCCTCATTTGCAATCTGAATGTTTGTTTGTGCTGTATTGGAGTCAGCGTTATAAGTTAAGTTATTAGCCGCACGAGCAATAGTTAAATTATTACCATATGCCAAGAAACTTGCACAGGTAAAGAATGTAACGTATGTGTTTGAATCTGGCTTACCGAAGCGTGACACTAAAGTAATTTCATCAGGAACTAGAACTCTTTTATTTACTGGACCCCATTGGAAACCTCCAGCAAAGGCACCGGCAGATGTAGAAACTGATGGAACAACGGTTGTTAAATCAATTTCACTTACATTTACGCCTGGAGACAATTGAAATGCCATTTTTTTCTCCTTGAATTATTATGTTATCTTGGCAATTAAAATACCATAATGATATTTATGATAGGTCATATTTACAGATATTATCTTTGAATTTCTTTGAAGTATGCGGAATATGTTTCTCCAGAATCTGCCTTCTCCCAAACATCTCCACCTTCTAACATAAATTCATGTTCCATACCATTATCTATAACTGGTGCTGGTAAAACATCTTCATCAAATTGATTCATATTTTCTAGTTGAAGTTGTTTACGAACATCATGTGCAACAATTTCTCTAAAATATTTTTGAGTAGTTGCCCATGCAAACATCACTAAACCCATAACCATATCATCATTTGCTTCTGGTTCTGCCGCAAAAGAACTCTTGGTTGCAACAAACGTAGTCAACTCTGAAATGGTATCAAAGTCATTAATAATTAGTTTATTACCTTCAATTAAGGTCTTTAGATTGGAACAACCAATGCGTTTAACTTGAGCCGACATTTTCAGACCCATTTGAATACCTCTGGCAAAACCTGCGGACAATTGTTGAGGTTTCTTATTACCAGTAAATACTTTAAATAGGTTTTCGTACTCTAAATCTTGGTGAAGAATATCTGCAATTTGTGGTGTGTTATTTATTTCACACAAAATATATGCATCATTGTAATATCTGGCTGCATTATGAATCACGGTAGGGAATAACAATGTCGAAATGGATGAACTCTTATAAGTTGCGACCTGTTCATATGGCATAGTAGACATATCAACAACTGAGAAGGTTGAAGAATCTAGTCCTTTACCTTCTGACACATCAACCCATATACCATATATGTGTTCTTTGACTTTTTCACCATCACCTTTAATAGGATGTTTATAAATCTTCATCATGTCATGTTCAGCAACTGGATTCTGGTAAGCCATCTGTTGCAGTTTTAGACCAGATATTAATGTATTGGTTGAACCTAAGAACTCAGTTTCAAACTCTTGTCTAAACTGGTGTTCAGAAGTATTCTTAATTGTTTCTTCTTTCCATTCTTCATCACGACCAGGAACCATAGACCAATGAATTTCAAATGGTACATAATTGTTTCGTTTATTGACCGCATCATTCCAATATTTGTAGAACAGATTCATGCCGTTTGGCGTAGACACCATCAAAATCTTGGTCTTAGTACCAGCAGTAATCACAGGATAAACTGAGGTGATAAACTCTGAAGCAATATTAGATGGTACGAAAGCAAACTCATCTAAGAATACAATGTTGAAAGAACCTGAACGAGATGCAGCCGATGATGTAGAGTCTGCAATAATAACTGACCCGTTTTCTAACTCTATACGTGATTTATTCCACTCAACTACACCTTGTTGTAACCATTGTGGCAGGTTCTCATACGCAAGTTGTAGTTTACCAAGAATACCAATCGCTGTCTTAGAACGGTTGGCAAGAACTGCAATTGTTTGTGAATCTTGGAATAAAATAGACCAAAGAAGATATGCGACCGCAGTAGTAGTTTTACCAACCTGTCGAGGACATTTAACAATCACAAAACGATTGTCATGGAAAGTCCTAATCATATCTTTTTGAAAATCATACATCTGAAAAGGAACTAAACCTTCATCTAGTGTAATAATCTTAATATATTTGGAGAAATAGATTGGGTCACGAACACACTTGACATACTCATCAAATTGTTCTTGTGTATAGTTTTGTTTAACGCCAACTCTTTTTAAGTTGGGATTATCTCTGTAAGATACTTTACTTGTTGCCATTGTCTTTTAGAAATTTACTAAGTTCAGCAGTAGAACCGAGAAAGATAGCCTTGTCAATATTGGTATTGTTGGTTTCTTTCTTTTTATCCATGTCACGCATTTGTTTTTGAATATTAAGAAGTTCTTTGTTTGCATCTACCATATTTTTAAGTAGAGTACCATAAACTTCAAAGGCACGTGGATGTTGACCAGCTTTTGCAATGTTTAATATTTCATGCATAGCTTCTTGACCTTGGTCAATAATACCTTGAATATTTTCTTTTGATTGCTGGTATGCATCATTTAAATCTTGCTCAATGTCAGGCTCATTATATTTTGTAGATACCACAGGAAGTTTTTGTTTTTTAGTTTCCTGTATTGGTGTCACATCAAATATTTCAGACAAGTTTTTATTTAATTCGTTCATAATAATATATAGTTAAATTCCAAATCTTCCACGGTAGTAACTCCATTGGTTTTGTACATCTGTTAATGTGAGTGCGCCATTATAAGATTTAATAAAACCAATGTTTGCTTGACCAATATTCATGATTATACTCCGTATGTTGCACGAAGAGCGTTAAAATTCGACAAAATCTCTGCATCAGATAATGCACGATTATATACCATTGCAGAACTTAAATAACCTTGGAAGTATTCACCTGCAACGTTGTCACCACCAATATTAAAAGTTATTGGTGTAGCGTTAAATGATGGGTTATCTGCATCTCTCAAACCAACTTGTACACCATTGTGATACAACCTCATATTTGTTCCTGCTGATGAACCAGAACCATCCCAAACAGCTGTTAAGTTTTTCCAAACAGTTAAAGGTACTTGAATAAAAACTTCAGCAGGATAAAACTCAAATTTTTGAGTGGTAAGTTTAGTAAATTTTAATTCAGCGCCACCTCGATTACCCATAAGAACATCACCATCATAGTTTCTATTTGCTCGAACCCAACAACTCCAAGTAAATGCGGTAGAGTTTGATTGTATAGGAGTTTGATATGAAAAACTCACTCTATTGGTAACACCATCAAATCCAAATGTTCTAGCTCCATCAATAGTAGTCCAATTAGGAGTATTCACTAATGTTCCATTGTTTCCATTTCCACTTAAATCGTTCCAAGTTGAACCTGTACCAGAATAACTAGAAGTATTAGTTGAGTCTACATACAACTGTAAACCTGAAGTGGCGATAGGTAAAGTTGCTGCTTTTATTTCAGGAGAAAAGTTTACTCCTCCTTTAACTGTAATTCCTGGTCCGATAATCATCATAATTAGTGTGGCCTATAGATACCTGAGTTGGCAGTTTCCTGTATTGCAATATTGTATGTATAATGACTATTAGCGTTAGCAGTAGAAGGATTTGGCGTTATTGTAATAGTTGATAATTTTTGTGGTAAAACTTTATAAGAATTAAAGTTGGCATATGCACCAGTATCCGCACCTATAACTGCTTGTGAAGAAACAAAGTTACCATTTAAATTTTTTAAAGTTAATATCTTATTTGTACTATCAAACACTACAACTTTACCTGATGCAGTTGCGTTTGCAAAAGAATAACCTTGATATGCAAATTCACCAACTTTAAATTTACCTGTTGCGGTATCCATATTAAACTGAACATTATCTGCATAATCTATATTGTTTAGAATATTTGTGATAGATGTTTTAATTAATCCTGCCGTTGAGGTGGCACCAAAGATAAAACCTTTAACGGTAAAGTTAAGTGTCCAAATAATCATACGAGGATCCGATTCTCTTGGTCCTTCATATGTAACATCGTATTGCGTATCTTTTAATACAATAGGAATCTCTTTGACCACTCCCATTTCAGGCACCAGATTTAATTTGATTGTATAATCTGGTGTAAAGAATGGAAGGATATGTTCTATGATTTGCGTACCATCTTCTACGTTACGTACATAGATGTATAATGAGAAATCAAAATCATATGGTACTGGATTGTATTGTGATTTTACACCAGAAGATGTTTGTGCAAAAGATTTAAAGTTTGTATTTTGTTTTCTGGATGCATCATAAGAAAGACCTGTCATTTCAAAAGACATTCGTGGTAAAGTCATTTGAACTTTTTTGTCCAAATTATAATCACCTTCTAAACGCATAACATATAATTCTTTTGCAGCATATGCAATAGGAACAACAAATCTTTCTGCTTCTGTGTTATCAGGATTGTAACGAAGCAAAGTTATATTATCAAATAGGTTACCAAAACCTACTACTAATTTACGAATGATTCTGTTATATGTTGGTGTGGTCATTATATATTACCAAATGGATTAATTTCAGAAAAATCAATAATAGAACTTGCAGAATTAGCAATGTAGTAGTTATCGTAATTTTCTTTAAGAGCTGGATCTAACAATGTATTGTACGTTACCAATAGATGTTGTGCGTTACTTGATTGACCAATAATGTATTGATTGTCAGTAAATGAGCCAGAACTATTTGTAACTTGTAATG